AAGGATAATATCCTTACACCTGGCAATTCTTTGATTGCTAGATGTCGCAGTCTAGTATTTAGTTGAGATTAGCAGTCTCCTCTATCTAAAAGATCAAAGCCCAGGTGTCTTAACCACAAATAATAAAAATTGCTACAAAAAATAACAATTTCTTTTCTGCGGCTAAGAAGGTAAATTTAAGTTCTTGGATTACTCTTTTAGAGTTTTCTAAATTCTTTAAATTTGCCATCTGGGCGGTGAGAGAAGACAAACATTTAAAGGAATACAAACTATTACAAAGTCGAATTGAAAAATTAGTTAAAACTAATGGTTTCAATTTTACCTTTAAGTATTTGAAAGAATGCTTAAGGTTAGTGACTTTGTATTTAGCTGGTACACCTCAAACCTCTAAAGGTTTAAAATCCATTGGAGTAAGAGTTAACCAGTATGGTTTACCTGTTATTATCCCTTCACCTTTAAGAAGAGAATTATCTCTTCTTGATGGGTCAAGAGTAACAACTAGATGTATTCTTACATTGATATCTATTTTTAGAGTCTTTCCAACAAAAGTTAAACCAGACTTAGGGAGTATTACTAATCCCTTCACTGGAATAACGAGAACTATCGATAATATCGAAGTTCATGCTAGAAGATTCTGTAAAGGATATCGATTAAGCTTTGGTCCGATCAAAGGTTTCATTTCTGAATCCGCTGGTCCAGTAGCTAAGAAATCTACTTGGGGTGCTCCAATTGATGCGATTGCATTACTTGGATATCCGAAAGTAGCTTTTCGGGTTATTAGCATTCTGCTAGCTCAAAGAGCTTGGCCTTATGCAATTTCCCTATTAAGCCTCTGGTTGATCAACGGCCCTCTATATTTGTTTATGTGCAAATTAGGGGTAAAGGAATGGTTGCCTATAGGGCGGCTTTCTGTTGTCTACGATCAAGCTGGTAAAGCTCGAATCGTTGCAATGGCAAATTGGTGGGTACAATTAGTACTCCTACCTCTTCATAAATCGATATTTTCGATTCTTGAAAGTAAGGATACTGATGGTACCTTTGACCAAGATAAACCATTAAGAATGATGATGGAAAACCCAAATATGGGTCACCAATTCTCATGCTTCGACTTAAGTGCCGCAACTGATAGGTTACCTGTAGATCTTCAAGTCCAAATTCTTAATTCTTTAGGAATTAATGGTTTAGCTTGGAAGGACCTTGTTGTAGGCTATCCCTATGCCTTTAAAGGACAAGGGGTAAGATACACTGTGGGGCAACCCATGGGTGCTTACTCTTCTTGGGCAATGCTTGCTTTAACTCATCATCTGATAGTTAAAGTCGCTGCGTCTCAAGTTGGAATTAAAAATTTTAATTCCTATTGTCTACTAGGTGACGATATTGTGATTAATCACGATGCCGTTGCTGAACGATACCTTGTTCTTATGGAGTCGCTGGGTGTAGCTATAAACTTATCGAAATCAGTTATTTCGAAAGATTTAGCTGAGTTTGCAAAAAGACTTGTTTCACCTTTGGGTGAGATAAGTCCGATAGGAGCTGGTAATATTTTACTAGTTTCCCGTCGTACAAACTTGATAGGGGCTCTGTTAGCAGAGCTATACAACAAATCAGTAGTAACCGATTCTGATGTGGTCATTGAACTAATCGATTCTTTTCCGAGAAAATCGGAATTGAATTTCTTAGTTTTATGGACTTATTTCGGATCATGTAGACACCTTTATTCCGCACGCCTTACTTCCACTTTTATGGAAGTATGGAACACTTACGGAGGTAGTCAACTGATCAATTTTAGTTTCGGCTACCATTTATTCAGTGTACTTAGAAGTACACTTTATGATATGGTTACAGTCGAGGCTATCCAGAAAGCTGAAGAGGAAGAACGTAGATTTTGGTCTACATTCTATAAACTCTCAGTCGTTAAAGGATTGTCCAACGGGTTCTTTGAATCCCTAGGCCTCTTCTTTTCGCCGGGTTTATATTTGTACGGGCTTGCTCTTCTTAGAGCGACAGAGGATGCTAAAATCCGTGCTGACCAGTTCGACCGAGGAAGGTTTTCCCCCGATCAACCAGAAGTTTTACTTGATTTTGCGGACTTTTCCGGTTTATCCGTGAAATGGACAAAACGTCAAGCTAAACAATACGGACAGTTTGTTACTAAATTGACAAATAATCTCGAGAATTTTACTCAACAGAGTTCATTCTGGGATTAATTTGAATATTTTAACAATAAACTGAACAATTCTTTATGCTTGTTTTCTCGCGTAATCAGTCAAAGTAGAGTTTACCTTGATGTAAAACTGCTTTGTTAATAACCCGAAAGGTTAATGATTACAAAGCTGCCCGGAGAAGCATGTAAACATGCACGATGGCAAG